TAATTGGAATGATGCTCATTTTCACCATAGCCAAGGTACAGCACCAGAAGTTGCAGCCAAGAAATATACCGATTCGAACCCAACACCATTTGAGTCACATTTCCACAGGGAAGAAACCGAACAGATCGATGAACTCAGCAAAGATACCATGCTCCGATATGTGAGGAGTGCTACAAAAAATAAAGATTTCTTGACAGCAAAGGCAGAAATGGCTCGTGGGATGATGAAGAATCCTAAGCATGGAGATGAACTAGACAAGAAAAGCCACAAGCGCACATCTGGAATTTTGCGAGCAACAGAGAAATTAGAAGAAGCCGAACAACTCAATGAAGATATCATGGACCGGTTACATTATATTAGGACCTCAAAAATTGCGCGAAACATCGATCATGACAACGGTACCAAGACGATGAATGTGCAGCCTGAGACCGCTCATGCGGTATTGAGATATCATTCTCAGCTTACTGGAAATGCACAAAAAGATTTTGAAAAAGATGTTCGTGGTTCGCGTCATACCTTTTCGGGTGCGGCTTATGAAGCAACAACAGGAAAAAAGGCGGGTAAAGTAAATCCTGCACACGGAAATATCAATGAAGCCACTAATGCGAGCCCAATTGATACCCTTCGCAAAATCAGAGACACACATTCCATGACGCATGTAAGTCATGATGATGGGACGAAGACCCATGTGGATCATGTGACAGCACATATGCTCTTAACGGTCCATGACGCTATCAATCCAGAGAATCAAGCAAAGTTTGCTGGCGCATTAAAGAAGTCAAAGCCGATGTTTCATAAGATGGTAGATTTCGGATGGAAACAGGTCAAGTAATGAACCCGATTGCCCTCATCGCAGAGGGTCGTTTTGCGGAAGCGGGACCCATTGTCGCCCTGGCTCTGAGTAAAATAGCGGAACAGAAATTAACTGTACTCCGTCGAGTCATGGGGGAAGTGATGTTCGGAAAGGCTCCTGTGGGCTTGGCTGAAGCAAACCGCATGAGGCAGGGTCGCACGATCTTGATTCGTCGCAGAATTCGAAAAGGGAAGTTACAGAGAAATGTTCGCAAATCGGCAGTCAAGGGATTCACCGTGAGGAACGGCAAGATTTCCCGAATTCCTGTCGCCAGACGCATTCATATGAGGATCACACAACGTAAAGCCGCACGTAGAAGAAAGTCTCATATGCAGTCCACGATTCGCAAGCGCAAGTTGAGTATGAGAAAACGAAAGTCCTACGGAATTAAATAAGGAGCATCCATGCCAGATATCAACAACAGAATTAGAGGAAAGTCTGTTATTCGCCTCACCGAAACTGGTGCAGTAACGATTAACTTATCTCAGCTATCGGCTAACACAAATACCGAGAATGTCTATTCGGCTACGATTTCTTCGATGCGATGGTCTCTACATCCATCCACAGGCGTCTTGACTGTTACGCGCCAGAATGTTGGCGGGGTAGCAAATCTTTTGGGTACGTTTTATGGCACGGACCATTGGGCCGGTGATGACCACAATTTTGCAGCATCAAATACCGCTACAGGTAACATTACCCTAAACATGACAACCGCTGGGGTTGTTGAAATGGTCGTGAGAAAAGACGCCAACTACAACGTCGAAACTCAGTCGCTGTAAGGAGAAATAAAGTGAAGTTAATAAAAGAAATGACCCAAGATGTCAAGGTGCTCACGGAAGCCGACGATAAGACTGGTAAGAAATCCTACTTTATTGAAGGAATTTTCATGCAGTCGGAGCAGACCAACAAGAACCGCAGACGCTATTGCTTTGAATCTCTCAACCGCGAAGCCAAGCGATATCATGCCGAATACATCATGGAGAACCGCGCCTTTGGTGAATTAGGACATCCTGATACGCCAGCGATTAACCTGGAACGCACCAGCCACATGATAAAGGAACTTCATGCGGATGGACACGACTTCTACGGCAAAGCCAAGATTTTGGATACCCCCTACGGAAAGATCGTACAGTCTTTATTGGATGAACAAGCCAAAATTGGCGTCTCCACTCGTGGACTGGGTACGGTTATCCAGGGTGCCGATGGGATCTATCTTGTCCAGGATGACTTCCAATTGGCTACAGCAGCCGATATTGTGGCAGATCCTAGTGCTAAAGATGCCTTTGTCAGAGGCATTATGGAAGGAAAAGAGTGGGTTTTTGTGGATGGACGATATATGTCCCAGGACATCGAACAGGCTAAGGATATCATTGTAGCCGCACCAAGCAGCAGGCTCAATGAAATGGCGATTCGCCTGTTTGCAGATTTTATGAATAAGCTCTAATCGCAAATCATCAGTTTTATAAATAACATTCACGCGAACAACAAGGAGATTTTACATGGCCATCAAGAACGCACTTTTAGAAGCCGCAGCCGATATCCTCAATGCAAGCAAGTCCAGTGCACCTCGCATGGAAATGGAAAAGTCCGCACAGGGCTTCCAGGACCTTGGTGGCGTAACTCCACAGAAGTCCGCCTCAAACAAGCTTGAACCAGGTGCCTCACAGGCCACTCCTCCAGGCAAGCAGCCTTCTGGAGATACCAAAGCTCCAATGCTTGCGGTAAAGAACGGAACGGAAATTGATCCCCATGATGTTGGTGAACCAGCCAACGAAGAAGAAAATGAGCGCAAAGCTCGCATTGCAGCAGGATTGGCAAAGGCCGATTTGACAGAAGAAAAAGACGACGACGATGACAAGGATGACAAGGACGATAAGAAAGACGATGACGACGAGGACGACAAGGAAGAAAAGAAAAAGATGGACGAAGCCTGGAAGAAGGAATTGAAGGAAGACGTTGCCGCAATTCTGAAGTCTGAGACATCCCTCCCAGCGGAATTTGCTACCAAGATCGGCACCATCTATGAAGCTCGCGTGACTGATAAGGTCCAGAGCATCACTGAAGAAATTGTATCCGAATACAACACCATGTTTGAAGAGGCTGTCATTGAAGTCCGCGATGCCTTGACTGAACAAGTCAATGACTATCTCAGCTACGTGGTTGAAGAGTGGATGAAGCAGAACGAATTGGCCATCGAAAAGGGTCTCCGTTCAGAACTCACTGAAGAATTTGTCAGTGGAATGCGCGATTTGTTCCAGCAACACTACATCGACATTCCTTCTGAGAAGGTTGACCTCGTGAACGAATTGGCCACAAAGGTTGAGGATTTGACCGCTGCATTGAATGAGTCCGTAGCCAAGAGCGTCGAACTCAAGAAGCAATTGGGCGAATCAAAGAAAATAGAAATTGTCAACGGAATCTGTGAAGGATTGACACAGACTCAAGTTGAGAAAGTTCGAACCCTCGCAGAGAGTGTCGAATTCACCGCAGAAGGTGATTATACATCAAAGGTTACCACAATCCGAGAGAACTACTTTCCGATTACTACGGGAAGAAAAACAGACACCAATGCCAAGATGTTGACTGAAGTGTCTGAGCAGATGACAGAAGAGAAGGCAGCGGTTGATCCCGCAGTCGCCTCGGTTGTTGCGTCACTTGCAAAGAGCTTGAAATAATCACCAATACCATTCACAAGGAGTATCCACTATGTTTCAATCAGAAGGTTTAGAGAAGAAGTGGGCCACAGTCCTCGATATCGCAGGACTCCCACCAATCACAGATAAGCACAAGAGATCAGTTACCGCCATTGTTCTTGAGAACCAAGCAATCGCCCTCAAGGGTGATGCTCAGATGTTGTCGGAAACCGCGTTGAACGCAACCGGTGGTGGTCTGACTGGTGGAGCCGCAGCAGCGGGTCCAATGGCCGGTTATGATCCAATCCTCATTTCCCTAGTTCGTCGTTCACTTCCTAACCTCATCGCTTATGACATTTGCGGAGTGCAGCCAATGACCGGTCCAACTGGATTGATCTTTGCGATGCGTTCCAACTATGCCAATGCGACAGCGCGTTTGGATGAAGCATTCTATCAGGAAGCTAACTCTAGCTTCACTGGTACTGGTGTGGCTCAGACTGCATTGACGTTGACCGCAAGCGGTAACACAGCAGCCGTGTTCGCAACTCCAGTCAACCCAGGTGTTGGTATTGCAACGTCCGTGGCGGAAGGTTTGGGCGATGGTACTAACCCAGCATTCTCAGAAATGGGTTTCTCAATCGAGAAGGTAACTGTTACTGCAAAGTCTCGTGCTTTGAAGGCAGAATACACTCTTGAATTGGCCCAGGACTTGAAGGCTGTTCATGGTTTGGATGCTGAGACAGAATTGTCTAACATCCTCTCCGCAGAAGTTCTTTCCGAAATCAACCGTGAAGTTATCCGTACCATTTACTCGGTCGCCAAGGTTGGTTGCCAGGTTGGTACGACAACCGCAGGTACCTACGATCTCGACACCGACTCAAACGGTCGTTGGATGGTAGAAAAGATCAAGGGACTCGTGTTCCAGATCGAGCGCGAAGCGAACACAATCGCCAAGCAGACTCGTCGTGGCAAGGGTAACGTGGTTGTGTGTTCCTCAGACGTGGCCTCAGCGTTGGCACTCGCAGGAGTGTTGGACTATGCCGGTGCGTTGAAGGATAACATCGCTCTCAACGTGGACGACACAGGCAATACCTATGCAGGTACCTTGCTCGGTCGTTACAAGGTTTACATTGATCCTTACTTCCCAGCCGCACAGACCCAGGAGTTTGCAGTGGTTGGTTATAAGGGTTCCAATGCGTTTGACGCAGGACTCTTCTACTGCCCATACGTTCCTCTCCAGATGGTCCGCGCCATTGATACCGCAACCTTCCAGCCAAAGATCGGGTTCAAGACCCGTTATGGTTTGGTTGCCAACCCATTCGCTGAAGGCAGCGTCCAGGGCTTGGGTGCACTCAATGTCCGCGCAAACATGTACTACAGAAGTTTGAAGATAGCTAACCTCGCGTAATCTGAGCCGGTAAA